TTCCTGTAGTATTAGCTGTTAAAGCACCAGACCCAACTGCGGTGTTGTCTGCTGCGGTATTAGCTTTAAGTGCATCTAAGCCAACTGCGGTATTGTTTGCTTGAGTTGTTGTACCGAGTAAAGAATCAGGTCCAATTGCTGTGTTTCCTGCTCCAGTAGTTATTGCTCCACCCGCATTATCGCCTATTACAGTATTATTATTTGCTGTTGTTATAGCATCTCCAGCACTAAAACCAACTGCTGTGTTATTTGTTCCTGAAGTATTAGCGGTTAAGGCTAAAGTTCCTACTGCGGTATTATCAGAAGCCGTTGTGGCTACCAGTAGAGCACCTGATCCAATAGCTACGTTATTTCCGCCCGTGGTTAAAGCACCAGCAGCGTTATCGCCCACTGCGGTATTGTCCGAGCCAGTTGTGACTGCATCAAGGGATGCTTCACCTATGGCTACGTTATCTGTTCCTGTAGTTAAGGCTGTACCTAAGTTACCAGAACCCAGTCCTACGTTACCTGTACCGCCTGTCATATCAAGTACGTCCGTGACTGCTGCGCCTGAACCAGCGCCATCAGCAACAATCATCTTAATACTACCATTAGGTATGACGACATTTGCGCCCGTACCTTGCGATATGGAAACTGCGTAACCCGCTGAGTTTTGAATTATCCAAGTTTTATTAATTGTGTTAGGTGCTAGGGTAACTGTATTTAACGCAGTAGTTGAGCCTGTAAGCGTTAGTGATACGGCCCTAGCTGCGTCACTAGCACCATCAGCTAGTGTAATAGTGTGCGAAGTTCCTGTTATGCCTTCGGAACCACTTCCCCAGGCTTCACTTATTAACTCCAAGTTAGTATTAGTAGTTGCGCCCCATGTCCCAGATTGCTCCCCTGTTGCAATTTCTTCTAATCTTAAATCATTTACATATGTGCTCGCCATTTTATGCTACCTCTTGCCAATTTGGTGTTTGACTGTTGCTTATACTATTCCAATTTGGTGTTTGTCCAGTATCTACTAAACTCCAAACATTAACAAATCCTATACTGCCTGTTGCTAATATGCTTGTTACTGGCACATCAGCGTTTGCTTCTGGCGTTACGGTTCCTAAATTGGCCGTTGCTGCGGCTAACGTTACATCTAAATTGTTATTAGATATAGTTGATAAGGACCCAACACCCCCTGTTCCAGCTACTCCTGTAGGGCTTACTGTCGCCCCGGCGCTTACAGACTCATCTCCAAGCGTTCCTACGTTTGCACTAGCAGTAACTCCAGTTACTGCGGCTCCTGCTGTTATAGCGTTACCTAACGAAGCGGTTAACGCTGATTCTGTAACAGCGACATTAGCTTCACCGACTACGCTTTCTGCCCCTAAAGCAGAAGTTGCAGCTACACCTGTTACGCCGAATATAGCAGAGGTAACCCCCCACTTATCGTCACCCCAGGTACTTCTACCCCAACCGGTAGCCATCTAACTTCCTAGGCAATACGAATTATAGCGTTACTAGCATCGGCTGCAGGAAACTGTACTGTAAAATCTCCCGATGTGCTTGTCTTATCTCCGCCAAAATCTAAAACTGCAACGGCTCTACCGGCGGTTCCTGCTGCTGCAGAAGAATTGTAAATTAAAGCTCCTCTAGCAGTTATAGTAGCGGTAGACCATGTTGTATCTGCAAAATCTGTTAAAGCAGTAGTACCACTTGCAGTTGGATCAACATTAGTTAATGTATTTCCTGCTGCCGTGTAGTTTGTACCTGAAATTTCATTTGTTGTAGCATAAGCGGTTGTAGAAGCTGACATAGTTGCACTACTTGTATAAAGTGCAATTTTATAGGTATTACCACTACCTGTGGTAGTGGTAGTCCCACCACCCGAACCGTTGTGAAAATTGTGTATGCCTTGAAGCAGTTCGCTCTTGAACGAGGTACACATAGCTTGCGTTATAGCCATTATAGACTCCTTAAAATATCAGCCATATCTTTATGACCTTGTTGTGAAAAAAGATTACACATAGTGGTTCTGTCGCTATTTATTGCATCTTTACATGCTAATACAATAACATGGTAAACTTTACTTTTAAAAGCTTCGGCTTGAGCTTTTACCATTGGATCAACTTCGTCAGAAATTGAAACTATTTTTTCTACTGCTCTAGCCGCAATTTCTTCAGGTGTAAACCCTCTGTTTTCAGTAGTATGAACATTTACACCATTTACATTTGCCTTTACTTCAACACTAAACATATAAATTCCTATTGTTTGTCTCTTATTACTTTCCCGGTTCTATATTCATCCGTAGTTTCCCTAGATTCACCTAACATTTTAATGGAAATCATAGCCTCTGAAAATCGTTTTTCGTACTCTTGCAAAACATCCGGTTCGCCTTTCATAAAAGTATACGCTTCTATAAGAGAACCGTACAGCATTGCTTGCGTAGCGTTTATACTTAGCCACGTAGTCCCACCATCAGAGCCAGCCGTTAAGCTAGCCGGACGGTAATAGTAGTGGAGTTCAGAGGTATAGTTGCTGTCTGGAGTAGGGCCTATAACAAAAGAACTTACCGTAAATTGAGCATAATAACGGGGCACCCCTGTAGCCGTGCTGTCTGGACTAAAAGTTTGTATAAAATTAACATCTTTAAAATCTAAAAAAGTTTTTAAGCTACTTGAAGTAATAGAAAGCGAAAACGGAGCTAAAAAATCAGTAGGGCTGTTTAAATATTGATTAGAAGCCGTCATTGTTCCCGTAGCATTTTTTCTAAAAACACTTAAGTGATTATTTTTTAAAATTCTTTCTTCGGTGTTTTTTATAAAAACATCTAAATTTGCAATAAAAGTAGCTTCATCATTTTCTGTGTAATTTTGAATAGCTGTTTTTAAAGACGCATATGTAAAACTCATGCTGTAACCACCGTAACTTGACCAATAACAGTAAAAGCCCTTATTGGTGTAAATGTTTTTTCTGACAAGACCGGTGTAGCTACGTAAGTAACAATAGGCTCTACTCTGTCAGGTCTAGGGTTTTTTAACGCTTGCGGATCAGAAAAACTGCGTACCGGTTTTAGTTGGGGATGCTTTTGCTCAAACTCATCAAAACCCACCAACATTCCTGTCCATTCTTTTTTCATCTTATTTAAAGGATAACGAAAACCAGAGCGATCTGATATTCCGTAAGCTTTTTTTCCAACAGCGTATTTAGCCACAATTAACCCCCATAATAACTAAAACTCGGCGTTATTCTTAACGAAGCTCGATCTCGATCTTCTTCCATCGCTCTACTAAATTCTTCTTCATAAATAGCTTTTAAAAGTTCTATTCGTTGCGGGGCACGTTTTATTGCTAAATAATAAGCTAAACCTGCCGCTAAACAGGGGTAAAAACGAAAAGGTATTTCCAAAGTATTGGTGTAGTCGTCTGCATCGTCCATACGTACTAAACGATCAAACTTAACAATGTCTGTGATATTTTCAGGTACCGGCCAAAGTTTTAACGTAGGCGCTATTTGACGGTCTAAAAAAAACTGAGAGGGTCTACCTGTTTGAGACTTATTCGGTATGTTTAAATACTCACTACGGCTTAAACGGGTTAACCCATAATCTGTGCCATCGCGAGTAATTACTACGGATAAGATATCAATAGTTTTTTGTACCGTGCTTAAATCGACCGCAGAAGTTACAGTTGTAGCAGCATTACTTGTTTCACCTGCAATAGTTTCACCCGCAACAAATGTCCCTGAAGGTATGGTTATAGCAAAAACAGTAGCAGAAGTAGCACTTGTTATTGAAGCGGTAGCACCACTGGTTACACCTGTAATAGTTTCACCCACAGTAAAAGCGTTAACAGTCCCTACTGTTATAGAAAGTGTACCGCCTGGATAATTAGCTACATTAGAAGCTAACGGGATAGACGTTTGTTCTACCGTCCATTGATTTAAGCCACGGTTAGCCCAATCAGCTAACATTAAGTTTAAAGAACGTTTGGCTGATTTTAAGTCATATCCAGTACGAACCTCTAAGCCACATCGCTCAAAAGCCTCTTCTACGTAACTTGCTACGTCTAGTTCAAAATTGGAAGAAGATGAAGTAGCCATTTAAGCGTTCTTTTTTTTCTTTTTATCTTTACCCGAAGCACCAAGTGCCACACCACCCGCTGTATAAGCGGATGCTTCCGCAATAGATAAAGGACCGCCTTGACCTAAATTAACGCGGCTTTTAATTTTTGCAAATTTACTTTTAGGCGGTCGGCCTTTACGTTTAGTTGATTTAGTTGCTTTTGCTGCGCCTTTACCCATATCTTTAAGCATTTTTGCGGCAGCACTTAGCTTTTTAACCCCTTTTTCGCCAACTTTTTTAGCAATAGTCCTTCCAACCCCAGCAACTATGCCACCAATAGCCATTTTCTTAACGCCGGTTTTTTTAACCATTCCGCCACCGCGAAATTTCTTAACGCCCATTTTTTTAACTAAACCTCCACCGCGAAATTTCTTAACGCCGGTTTTTTTAACCATTCCGCCGCCAGCCATTCTTTTCTTAACGCCGGTTTTTTTAACCATTCCGCCGCCAGCCATTCTTTTTTTAACGCCCGTCTTTTTAACAGCGCCATTACCTAAATTAACACTACTTCTGTTCATGAGAAACTCTCCTGCGTGAGTTTGTTGTAAAAATGTTCCCTTAATTCAAAAACATGTGGGGCGTTATCATCATCAAAAAAATGTTTGTAGTACCCTGTAGTTTTTAATTTTTTTGCCGCTTTTTGTAATTTACTTAACTTTTGTATGAATATCATAGCATACTCAGTTTCAATCATTGGCTCAAAAGTGCCGTCGTCTATAACTTCGTTTAAATCATCATCCGGGTGAAAACCCATAACCCAAACGTCTTTCTGTATAAAAAAACCATTTGAAATAGCTTCGTTTAAATCAACTAAATATTGATGAAATTTTTCTGCATCATCGTCGTAACTTAAATCAACTAGCACGGCTACATCTAAGGAATCGTCAAAAGTAGATATTAATGTATATAAAGGTTGGTAACCCGGACAATACTTAAAAGAAAAACCAACTTTTTTATCCTTCCAAGATTGCTTTGCATAAGCACAAACGGGTAAATTGCCACATTCTTCATTAGGTGCTTCTAAAGCATATTCCGACCAAGCTTTAATTTCGTCGCAAATTTCTTTTTCTAATCCCGTATAAGAAGAAATGTGGCTCATAATGTACCCTAACCTCTAAGCATGAAATACCGTCATAGTGTTAAATGTTGAAACCGTGTATTGCACATAAATACCGCTAGAAAAAACCATACCTTCATCGGGAATAGTTACGTCCCGAGTTACCGTAGCACTAGCTACTGTTCCAAGTTTATACAAGGAAGTACCTGTAGGCGAAGTAGTTAAAAAATCTAACACCCCGGCTGTACCGGTACACACCAAGTTAACCCCTTGAAACCGAGCTCTGCCCGTAAATATAACATCGGCGGCTGAAGCGTTAACCCCGGCTGAGACATTACCTGCTGGGTTGCCCACCGCTGATATGCCAGATATAGTTAAAAAGTAACTTGTTCCAGTAGCAGTTCCTGCATTAGCACCTGTAATGGACTCTGTTTGAGCATCCCCATTAACATCAGTTCCCGTAACAGTAAACGATTTAGCTGCATCATTCCCAGCAGAAAGAATAGTCACTATTCTTCCGTGGCTAAGTGCAACCGCACCGCCAGAAGCTAACGCACCACCTATAGTAAGTGCTGCGTTATTTCCAACTGAGGCGGCTACTGAGATTCCATCAGCATCTAAAGCTACTGTATCGGCTGTAATATTTACTGCAATTACATCAGAACCAGCCATAAATTACTCCTAGATAATACCCGTAAGGTTGATTAAGGAATAATCAGTAGTTACGTTAACTATCATAACTGTACCGATTACTTGTATCACATCTCCTGCGGCGGGCCCTACGGCACCTGCTGCGCCTAATGGCACTGCATGGTTACCAACAACAAGTGTTCCTGAAGTCAATACAGCTTGCGGACCTGATACTGCAAACCAACCATATGCACTTGCTGCCATATCAACAACAGTTACACCTAGTGTAGCGCCTGTAGTGGTAGCGGCTTGAACAATTTGCCCACTGCGTGGATCAGGAATTAATGTAATTCTTGAAGATGTTGTTATTGCAGTTGCTAGATCGTCATAACAAGTTATTACGATAGATGGATCCGATGAATGGTCATGTGCTGGGTTAGATTTAATTCTAAGCATCTGACCTTCACCAGCGGCATCATTTACATATAGATAACCATTAGCGTATTGATTTAGCGTAATGTCTGTACCTGCGGTTTCAACTGAAATTGCAGTTTCA